AAATGATTTTGCGCAATGGCCCAATAAATATTATAAGAATGTTGCAACACGTTAGTGAAGGTAGGAATATTGATCTTTTAGCCTAATAAGTGATATTTATGTAAGTGATTGCGCAAAACCGGTTAGTGCTTATGTAGAACAGGTTAATGTAGAAACTAATACCCTACAAGGAGAAATTGTATGGAATTTGGACCGATTTTTGAAAACGTAGCGAGTGTATTTGCATTGTTGATTGCTCTCTCAGTTATTATTGAGAGAGGTCTAGCTACTGTTTTCGGATGGAAGTACTATGAGAAACTGCTTAGTGGTAAGGGCTTGAAGGTACCTATCACAGTAGCTGTTTCTTTTTTAATAGCTCAGCAGGTACCAGTTGACTTGGTAGCTTTGTTGTTTGATGGTGAAGCTTCGTTACTAGGACAAGTATTAACCGCTGGTTTACTGGCAGGCGGCTCTAAACGTATTGCAGAAACCTTCGGTGATCTTAAGAAGGCTGCAGAAGAGTTAAAATAACTCATTAAAAGTATGTGGGCCTAAAAAGCCCACATACATTTTATAACGAGAAACTTAATGAATTTAAAAGATGTCACAGAAGATAACTGGATCAAGGGAGCTATAAAGAAACCTGGAGCTTTACGCAAACAATTAGGTGTAAAGAAAGGTGAAAAGATTCCAGCCGCTACTATCAATAAAAAAATTGCCACTTTGAGTAAAAAGGGTGAAGGCGACAAGAAGCTTACAAAGCCTGAAAGAACTGAATTACAAAGACTGAACCTGGCAAAAACTCTTAAAGGTATGAAGAAGAAATAAATGCAATTATTTAATATCCTTACTGAAGGTGACGGCAGCATCAGATCTATGATGGCGCAATTTGTTAATGCCCAGAAAAAAGATGCCCAAAGAGCGCAAGATAAATGGTTAGGCATGATTCAAGCTCGACTTATGGATTTAGGTTTTAGCTTCAAGAAACGCCGAATGATTGTGGCTCAACTAGTTACCATAGCTGATCAAAAACAGTTTGATACTCTTATAGCTCAGTATAAGTTATTTGGTAACTATTCAAAAACATTCAAACCTACAGAGGCAACCTTAGTTAATGCGTTACGAGAAGCCGAAGAAGATGAAGAGCCCTCAGATAAAACAGAGAAAAAGTTTAAGATTGTTTTACAGATACCTAATACTACCGCAGACGATAAGGATCAAAAAGAAAGAAAATTTAAATATGACATGAGTATCAACAATATAGAAATAGAAGGACTCACACCTGTTAATGTTTCTGAACTCAAAGATGGGGTGTTAGATTTTCAAATTGTTGCTTATATCAAAACCTCCCTCACTCGCACGGAACTTACATCTATTCTAGAACCTGACTATGTGATTCATAAAATGCAACGGCTGGACCAAAAACCAGCAGATGATGAAGCAGAGGACGATGGCGATATCAAATAGAGATCTTATTGCCCTTAAAAACGGTATAGATATGAATCAAGTGGTGCGTATTCGTTATGACAAAGAAGATAAGGAATACAAAAAACCTAAGCCATATGGCACTACTATATCCGGTGAAACAGTTACTCGCAATCTAGAACCTTACGACATAATTGAAGAAACTCTTAAAAACGGTAAGCGTAAAACTTATCTTTATGGTTATGACATTACGCGAGCTGTGAAAACTAGAGGTCGCATCAAAAAATTTAATTTAGAAGGCATAAAAAACGCACGACTACTTCAACAATGGTTTTCTCCGAGAGATTGGACAAGAGAATGAGTTTAGGGGTGGCTATTCTAGCTTGTAAACGCCCTCTTAATTTAGTAACAGGGGTTGAGGATGGATGAAGAACAACTAAAAGAATATGTGAGGTGTCGAAAAGATCCAATTTATTTCTTCAAAACTTATGGTAGAGTGCGTCACCCCACCAAAGGGTTGCTTCCATTTGATTTATGGGATTTTCAAGAAGATACACTTAAAAGCTTTTTAGATAACTCTTACAATATTATTCTCAAGGCACGACAGCTTGGCATCAGTACACTTTGTGCTGCTTATGCCGGATGGTTAGCCAACTTTTTCAAGGACAAAGAAATATTCATTCTTGCTACGAAGAGAGATACAGCTACTAATCTTGTTGACAAAGTAAGAGTATTTTTACAAGAGATTCCTGACTTTCTGAAGAGTGAATTGCTCGTGGACAATCGGCAGAGTATGGAATTGGCTAATGGCAGCAAGATAAAGGCAGGTGCTACAGGTACTACATCTAAAGATGCTGCTCGTTCAGAGGCTTTGAGTCTTCTTATTATTGATGAGGCAGCTTTTATTAAGTCGATGGACACTATTTGGGTTGCTGCTCAACCCACCCTGTCAACTGGTGGTGATTGTATTGTATTATCGTCACCCAATGGTATTGGTAATTGGTTTCATAAAATTTATATAGATGCTCAAGCGGGAGCGGGGGAGCAAGTAGGGAAAAGGAACATTGCCTTTAGGCCTATAAATTTACCTTGGAATTTGCATCCAGATAGAGATGATGAGTGGGCGCGGGAAGAAAGAAGAAAGATTGGTGATCAAGCGTTTGCTCAAGAACATGGCTGTGACTTTTTACAATCGGGTAATAACGTAGTAAGTATGAAAGCAATTCAGTGGTACGAGGAACATCCCAACGAAGAAGAGCCGGCAGATGATGGTTTTAGGCCTTACTTGAGGGAACCCGAAGAGAAAACTTGGATAGACAAAGGGTTATGGATTTGGAAGTATCCCGATTACACTAAACAGTATTTGCTATGTGCTGATGTAGCAAGAGGTGACGGCGAAGATTTTTCTGCTTTTCATATTATTGATGTGGAGAATTATGAACAAGTAGCAGAGTATAGGGGTAAGGTTAATACTGATGCTTTTGCTCACCTTATACATAACACGGCAGTCCAATACAACAATGCGTATATTGTGGTTGAAAATGCTTCTATGGGTCATCATGTAGTAATGAAGATCATAGAAATGGAATACAAGAGCATGTATTGGACGATAAAAGATTTAACAAAGATACATGAAAGTAACGCCAATCAATTACAGTATGATATTTATAATGTCCCAAAAAATGCCGTGCCTGGATTTACCATGAGCATGAAGAGTAGACCCGCATGTATAGCACGGTTGGAAGAAGATTTAAGAACACATGACTTTACATTACATTCCAAAAGAACTTTGGCCGAATTGGAAACTTTTATATTCCACAATGGAAAACCGGAGGCTCTTGGAGGGTATAATGATGACCTTATATTATCACTAGCTATGGGTATGTATGTCAGAACTACTACTCTTAAGTTTAACTCGCAGGATGAGGAGCTAACAAAGGACTTGTTACAAGGGTTGAATTTTAATAACACACCTTATGAGTTTGGTGTTTGGAATGCGAAGTCTAAAGAGCAAGAGAAACAGTGGACTTTCGATACAGGCACAGGACAGAAAGAAGACATGCGATGGCTAGTGTAGACAATGGCTGGGCTCAATATCAAAAATTGGTAATGGAAAAGCTGGAAATGCATGATGGTAAGTTTAATAACATAGATAGTAAGCTTACTCAAATACAAGTAGACATTGCTACACTCAAAGTTAAGGCAGGTGTATGGGGCGGCATTGCCGGCCTCATCCCTGTGGTTTTGGCGCTGGTGTTGTTTTTCGCAACACAATCAACAGCAGATTAAAGGATAAGAAATGGCAGATAAGTTTGACATACTAAGGCGATTACTCAAAGGTGGATCTGCGACTTACAAGATCCCATCGGAACGCCCCTCAAGCACGGCTCAGCGTCGTGTTTTTGATTCGTTCCACAAAGCAACCCAGACATTATATGGTGAAGGTCTTGTTGGTGCAGTAGAGCGCATAGAACGTATCCGCGACTACGAAGAGATGGATCATTACCCTGAGATTACAAGAGCCCTAGACATTTATGCTGACGATAGTATGACATATTCGGAAGATGGGAAGACAGTTCAAGTTGTAAGTGATGATGATAAAATCGTGGGCGAGTTAGAAGAGTTATTATATCAAAGGTTAGATATTGATTTTCATCTTTGGACATGGATAAGAAACATGGTAAAGTATGGCGATCACTTTAACTTGCTTGACATAGTAGAAAAAGAAGGTGTATTAGGTGCTATAGCACTACCAGTTGGCGAAGTAGAAAGAGAAGAGGGGTACAATAACGATCCTAATAGTCTGAGGTTCAAGTGGACTTCACAAGGGAATACCGTTTTTGAAAACTACCAAATCTCTCACTTGCGAATACTGGGCGATGATAGATTTTTGCCTTATGGGCGTTCGGTTCTGGATTCTTCAAGGAAAGTATGGAAGCAGCTATTGATGGCTGAAGACGCAATGCTAATCTATCGTATTAGTAGGGCACCAGAAAGACGAGTATTTTATGTTGATGTTGGAAACATACCACCTAAAGATGTGGAAGGCTACATGCAGAACGCGCGTGATAAACTCAAGCGCATACCCGTTACTTCTGAAAATGACGGACAAATTGATTTACGATATAATCCCGAATCTATACTGGAGGACTTCTTTATTCCCGTTCGCGGGGATCGCGGTAGTAGGATTGAAACCTTACCTGGCGGCGAAAATGCTGCTGCTATTGAAGACATTGAGTATTTACAAAATAAGTTGTTTATATCTCTCGGCGTTCCTAAGTCTTATCTTACCGCGGAAGAAGATCTCTCCGGCAAATCGACCTTAGCACAGGAGGACATTAAGTTTGCGAGAACTATTCAACGTATTCAGAAGATTGTTGTTAGTGAATTGGCGAAGATATCACTTATCCACCTTTATCTCCGTGGGTATGATGAATCTTCCATTTATAATTTTGACTTGAAATTAACTAATCCTTCTACTATCACCGAGATGATGCATCTTGATTTGATGGATAAGAGGTTTGGCACCGCAAGAGAAATGGCCGAGTCCGATATTATTTCTGCTTATTATGTTCAGAAAAATGTACTAAAACTTTCTGATAATGAAATTTCTCGTATGAGAATAGAGCAAGAAAAAGAAGCAGTAGCCAAGAGTATTCTTGAGAAATTAGAAGGAGGTGAGGATCCTGGTGCTCCAGGTATGGGTGGAGGAGATTTTGGCGGTGATGACGATAAGGATGATGGTGATGACAACGCCACTGAAGATAGAGAAAATTGGACTAAAGATGCTATGCCATACGATCCAACAGGAACTCGCGAGTTACCAGGATATCCTAAAGATTATAGCTATAATGAAAATGGCTTTATAAAAACTAATGGCAAACCTGCCAAAGTAGATGTGTTAGATAAAACAATAGCGGACATTATGCAGTATAACTATGAGTCAAAAAGTATGTTAGAGAACTTGGCTACTGATAGAGATGATCAGAAACTTCCTAAAGATTCTACCCTAAAAAGTATAATAAATGACATTTAGGAACTCTTTATTATATTTATTTTATCATACTAACTCAATTTGCCCACGGGGTTCAAGATGAAGCACAATAAACAAAAAAATGTTGGTGTTTTATTTGAGATACTTAACCATGCTGTGCTTACGGAAGTATCAAAAAACAATCCAACAAAGGCCCATAAACTCTTCTCTTTGCTGAAAGAGAACTTTGTTAAGTCAACAGAAATTTCTAAAGCTTATAAGATTTATTCACAATTTCTTTATAGTGAAGCAAGAAATTATTACTTTGCCTCACGGTTTGTAGAGAACCTTAAGAAGGAATTTAATACGACTGTTGAGTCTGAAAAGCTTGGCGCCGAATTGAACATTCTTATGGAAGCTCTTTCTCAAGTTACTAATAAGAAAGAACTGTTGAAAATTAAGATTCCAAATTATAAAACTTTAGCTAGTTTTCATATCAAGTTGCATGAAGGCGATCAATATCTTACTTCTAGGGAAACATTGCAACTAGATGAAAGTTTGTTTGAGCATCTTATAGAGAACCAGGAAGCCAAACGAGTTAGAGAAAGAAGGGGCAGATTTGAAGAAGAAACTAATTTTTCCTTAGAGGAAGCTCAAACTGGTAAGTTGAGTTTGATTTTAGCTATTCAAAAGTTTGACGAAGCTTATAAACATTTACTTACTAAAGAGCAAAAAAATTATTTGGTCAAATATTATACTTCTTCTGACAAAAAGGAATTTAAGAAATGGATCTGCGAGAAGGTAGATAGTCTCTTGGATGAAGTATCAGACAAAGCTTTGACTATTGAAGATGAAAAGATTAAAGAAAAAATTAGTTTGGTAACAGAAAAATTACAGGGCATTGCAAAACAGCCCGCTGTTACAACTAGTAATCTTAAAGATATTCTTCTCTCTGTTGAGATGAAGGATAAGTTAAAATTATTTTAGGAGAAGATAGTTGGCGACATTAATGCAAATGTGGAACATGGTTATCGTGGGTGGCAACACTCAAGCAGCCCGCGGCGATGGTGGAGGTGCACCAGCAACGGCTATTAATCAAACTCATGGTCTGCCCGCGGGCGATTGGCAACCTGGAATGAGGGGTCATATTCAGACTGGTCAAATGGGGATAGAGAGTGGCGTTGGTCCTTCTTATGGTCCTGGCACTCCTTATACAATAACTAATACTCAAAATATTATAGCGGCTATTTTGAAAAACTCAAGCAGAGAAGATAGTTATCCTCTAGAGGGCGCCGGCGGCGGAACTAAATTAAATACAATGGCACCAGCTGGTACTTCTAAGCAAGTTACTCCGGAAGTTGTTGATCAATCTGGTAACGGCTCTGGTACTGTTGTTACCATAGGCTCGGGACAGGCAAAGAAAAAGCTTAGACCTGTAGAATTGTCAGGCAGTAGTGAAAGTAGTGGGGGCAAATCGGCAGC